CACCCGCTACTGTAATTACGGAAAGGATCAGTTCGGCAGCGAGATCACGGTCATTGAGCCGTGCTACCTGAACGAGAATACCTTCGCCTACGACGAGTGGAAAGAGGCTTGCCGCAGGGCTGAAACGGCCTACTTCAACCTTCTGAATTGGGGTCTGTCCCCGCAGGAGGCCCGCGCGGTGCTCCCGAACAGCCTCAAAACGGAGGTCGTTATGACAGCCAATATCCGTGAGTGGCGTCACTTCCTGCGGCTCCGTACCTCAACCGGCGCGCATCCGCAGATACGAGAAGTAGCTACACCACTGCTGCGTGAGTTGCAGCAGATCGTTCCTGTTTGCTTTGACGACATTCTTCCGAAGGAGGCTGACCATGAAACGAGCTGAAATTCTGGAGCAGGCGCGTAAATGTGTCTGCGGAGAGCGTGAGCGCGAGTACGGCAGGCCTGAAAACAACTTCGCCCTTATCGGCAAGCTGTGGGAGGCGTACACCGGAATGCGCTACAGCGCGAAGGACGTTGCTATGATGCTGGCGCTCTTGAAGGTGGCCCGCATCAAGACCGGCGTCAAGGGTGACAGCTTCGTTGACTTGGCCGGTTACGCCGCCTGCGCTGGCGAGATCGCCACGGAGGCACCGAAGGCCCCGCCCGTCAACACCTGTATTTCCTGCGGCGCTGAAATCCCTGAGGGGCGGCAGGTCTGCCCCAACTGTTTGGGAGGTGATCCGCATGGCGAGAGATGAATGCTGGGACGCTCTCAAGGAGCACGCCCGGCAGAATCACAGGGAGCGGGTAGCGAAGAATCCCGACCGCATCGAGTATGCGATCCGGCAGCTTGAAGCCCACAACATTGAATACGTCCTGAAGAACGACGCCACGGGCCATTTCCACTGCCGCCGTAAATCCGACGACGCATTGGTCCAGTTCTGGGCGGGCACTGGAAAAATCCTCGGCTACACACAGAGAGGCATTCACAACCTGATCCGCATTTGCGAGGGCGCGACATGAGCACCTGTCCGCTCTGTGGGGCAGAAGTTTCCATCGTTCCATATTTTGATGTGACGGAACCAGCAGCCCGTAAATACGCAGTGCTGCATGGCGGACAAACCTCTTGCCCTGCATCAACCGAAGCCCCCCCGTCCTCAACAAGGCGTTCAACATGGATTGCCTGAAGGGAATGAATCTCATACCCGATAAATCAGTCGATCTCGTCCTTTGCGACCTGCCATACGGTACGACGCGCAATAAGTGGGATTCAATTATTCCGTTTGAATCGCTGTGGCAGTCATATGAGCGGGTCGTGAAGGACACCGGGGCAATCGTGCTGTTTTCTGACGGCTTGTTCACTGCGCAGCTTATTCAGTCCAATAGCAAGCTGTGGAGGTACAACCTTGTATGGGATAAGGGCCGGGGCTGTGATTTCCTCAATGCCAATGTTAAGCCTCTGAAATGCCATGAGGACATTGCGGTGTTCTACAAAAAGCGCCCGACGTACAACAAGCAATTCTGGTATTCCACACCGTACAGACCTACTAAAAACGGCAGCCTGTCCGATAACTACGGTAATCGCGGTACGGCAGTAAGCGAATCCGAGGATGGCAGACGGAATCCGTTGTCCATCCTCCGGTTCAGCCGTGATACGGAAAAGCTACACCCGACACAAAAGCCGGTGGCCTTGTTGGAATACCTGATTAAAACGTACACCAATGAAGGCGATACCGTCCTTGACAACTGTTTCGGTAGTGGCTCAACCATTGTGGCCGCATTGAACACAGGTAGACAGTGTATCGGGTTTGAACTTGAACCGAAATACTACAACGCAGCCGCCGAAAGAATTACGGCATGGCAGCAAGACAATTAGAAGGAGTGAATAGCGCGTGACAATGACTGTTTTCGATTTTGAAAATAGGGAAGTCAAAATCGAGCTGCCCGATAAGCCCATCAAGGCTATTTCTGTGACCGTTTTATCCGGTGACGAAACAGGAACCGTCATATTCGATGACGGCGCCACTGTTGACTTTGACGCATCATACTGGCGTATTTGTGACTTTTTCGATGGCTCATATACCGTCATCGGAGAGCAGGTTTCTGATTGGCTGGCATTCAGGCCCTCGGACGGACGCACCGCTGCTTATCTGCGGCAGGAACGTTTTTCCTGATGGCTCGTGTTACCAATCACGCAGCGCGAAGAACAAAGGAACGTCTCGGCCTGCCGAAGAAACTCTCCCACAAGAACGCTGAAAATGCGCTGCGGTACGGCATCCGGCACAGCGACACCAGCGGCAGCCTGAACCGGTACATATCAGCGCTGTACTGGAAGCACGAGACGGCAAACAATGTCCGTATCTACTGCAACAACGTCTATATTTTCCACGGCGAAACCCTTATAACGATCTTTCCGCTGCCGCAGAAATACCGCAAAACTGCGGCGCGGGTCAATCGGAAAACCACAGAACGAGGTGAATTTGATGAAAATTCCTGAAAAGATCAAGATCGGCGGCAAGACTTACACCGTCGAGATTACCAACAAAATGGATCTCGGTATCAACAACGTATCGGCGGAAATTCTCTACGGCGACCTGATTATCCGCATCAGCCCGCAGGCCGCGGCCAAAATGGAAGCCGATTTCATCCACGAAATGGTCCATGCGATTTATTTCGGCCTCGGCTACCGCGACCACGACGAAAAGCGTGTGGACGAACTGGCGCACGCGCTCCATTCGGTCATTGTTGATAATCCGGATGTGTTTGCGCCCGCTGAGGTCGGACGCCATGAGAGTTAAGCAGTACAAGGGCACCGTCTACGGCGCTGAACTGACCGCCAAAGAGCGGCGCGCCATGAACATTGAGATCAACCGGCAAATCGTGGAGGCCGACCGCAAATATCTGAACAACGTTGATGCCATGATCCTTTATTTCCTGCATAAGCACCTCGGCTTCGGGAAAAAGCGGCTTCGGCGCGCGTGGGAACAGTTTACGGTCATCCACGATGATCTGGTCAACTACTACGAAATGCCCGACGACGACGCATGGCTTGCGGATCGCAAGCTGAAAGAGATCGGCGTTGACGTTGCGGCATGGAACGACGAAAAGAAGGAGGCGGCTACACAGTGAGCTATGATGTGAGCTTCACGGCCAAACTTGAAGGTGCGGATCAGTGGGTGTACGTCGGCGACGACTGGATCAACCACACGTCCAACACCGCCGCCATGATTAAAGAGGTGTGCGGCTCCTATCCCTCTGAGTGGAACGGCAAGCGCTGTGCCGATATGTACCCCGTGCTCATGCAGGGCGCGTCCCTGCTGTGTCTGCATCCGAAACGCTACCGGCAGTTTGAGCCGGGCAACTGCTGGGGCACGGTGGAATCCACAGCGGAATTTCTCAGGCAGATTGCGGACAACTGCGACAAGTTCCCGACCGCCGTAATCGAAGTCGATTGTTAGGAGGGCTGTATGGCAAACTACCCCAAGAGGAACAGCGAGGGCTACTACGACCCCACAGCGTATGAGGGCGTGAAATCTATCGTCCGTGAAGAAAACGCGCTGGATGGCCGCGTGAGCGACCTCGTGAGGGTCCTTAAATTCATCATCCGTAACTGCGGCTTTGAGCTTGTCAGCCGCATTGAAATCAAAGACGTCAAGACCGGGAGGGTGTTCAAATGAGTAACATGACGAAGGCCGAGCTTGAAGCTGAACTCAGGCAGGCACGGGACAAAATCTGCTATTGCGAGTGCAAGAACAAGGAGCTTCAGGAGCGCCTGAGCGCGATTGTGGCACCCGTCCAGTGCGACACCTACGCCGAGGCTGTCAGGGCCTACGGCAAGCAATCGC